TGAGGCTCTTCAGGTCCACGCCTGCGGCCTGAGTCAGGGACTGCCCCAGCCCCCGCGCAGCTGCTCCCGCGGCGCGCAGGGGGCTGAGCAGGCCAGCTTGGATGGCGTCGGTGGTGTCGGCCACCGATGCGTCGAGTTCGGCGAAGGTCTTCTCCAGCTCGACGGCTGCAGTCCGCTCGAGCAGCACGATCAGTGCCTCGAGTTCGGGGACGAGATCGCCGAAGCCCTGCGCCGCGGCGTTGACCATGCCGAGCTGCATGGCCCAATCTCTGGCGGCCTCGGCCGCTTTGCGCTGCGCGTCGGCCGCCTTCTTCGCCTCCGCCTCGGCGTCCCCCTTCGCCGCCGCCGGTGGCCGGTCGTCAAGGCTCCGCTGCGCCGCGCCCAGCCTCTTGATGGCTGCCCCCGACACGTCTGCGCTGCGCCCCATGAGCGCGACGCCGGTGGTCCAGTCGGTGATGACGCCGTCCACGACGGCCTGACCGATGCTGTCCTTGAAGTCGATCAGATCGGCGGACACGCTCTGAAGCTGCCCGCCGATGTCGGTCGCGCCCAGCGCGGAGAGGGCGGACCCGACCGCGCCCGCCATCCGCGCGTACAAGGTCGGGATTCGGAGCGCGTAGTCGATCAAGGTCTGCAGCCAGACGATGACGCCCGACCGGATCACCTGCCCGAAGCCGCGCAGGGTGTCGCCGCTGGCCATGACGCTCGTCACGAGGTCGCCCAGGACCACCGCGCCGTACTCCACCGCCGGGGCGAGAGCGGCCCCCACCTGCGCGGTCAGGGCCTTGGCGGCGGTTACGGCGCCGCGCATGGCGAGGTCGGCCTCGTCGAGCTGCGCCGCGTAGCCGTCGGGCAGCGGGGGTAGCAGGCCGTCGCGGCGCAGGGGCGCGACCTCGGCCTCGAGGTCGATGGCAGCCCGGACGAGGCCCACGGTCGCGGCGGCGGCCAGGCCGACGGACGCGGCCGCGATGGCGGCGCCGCCGGCCATTGCGGCGAGGGGGCCGCCGACCAAGCCGACGGCCTGGCCGAACTTTTCGATCTGTTCGACAGGCAGGCCCACAAGTTCGCCGAGCCCCTTCAGGCCCTCGCGTTGCTGGCGCGAGGCATCGGCGGCCGCCTTGGCTGCGTCCTTGGCTGCGCGCTCCGCCTCGCGCAGGGCGTCGGCCTCGCCGCGGGCCTCGCGCTCGACGCGGTCGAGCTCCTTGGCGTGCTTCGCCGCAGCGGCGGCGGCAGCTTTCTCACCGGCCGCGTGGTCGCCGGTGATGCTGACCAGCCGCCGGATCTCGCGGATCTGCTCCTCGTAGGCGTGCGTCAGGCGCTCGGCCTCGCTGGTCTGCGCGGCGAGCCCCGCGAGCGCGCGGCCAGCCTGAGCCTGGGCTGCGGCGCGGCGCTCGGCCTCGGCCGCCAGTCGGGCCTCCTCCCGCTGCTGCTCGCGCAGCGCGTCGGCCTGCGCCCGGGCGGCGGCCTCGGCCTCGCGCGCGGCCTGCGCCGCGGACGCGCGGGCGGCGCGCGCGGCGTCGTCCTGGCTGCGGATCGCCGCGGTGGTCGCGCGCGCCGTCTCGCGGATCGCCTCGCTGGCGGCGCGCTTGGCCTCGGCCAGGGCCTTGACGCTGCGCTTGTCGAGGCCGTCGAACCCGGCTCGCAGCGTAGCCTCGAACGCGCTCAGGTCCAGCCCGAGAGAGACGACAGAGTCAGCCACGGTCGCCTCCGATGGTGCGCGCGCCTCAGCCTATCACGCGGGGGTCTGCCCTGCCCCGCAGCCCGGGCATGACCTACAGCCCGGACAGCACAGCGGCCGCGACATCGGCCGCGCGCGGGGCCAGGGTGCGGCGCGCGGCGCGGACCGGGTCGCCCAGCTCGCGGGTGAGCACGGGGCGCCAATCGGGGCCCGGGCGCGCGCCGACCTTCAGCGACTTGATGAAGCGCGCGTAGTCCACGCTGTTGCCGATCCTGACGATGATCAGGCTGCCGCTCGACTCGTCTCGCAGGTACAGACCGCGCTTCGACTTGCCCGTCCGCACCGGCCAGCGGTCCTCGGCCTGCGCGAAAATGGCGGCGGCGTCGTCGGTCACGAGCGCGGCCACGCGGTCGCGGATCACAGCGACGGCGGCGAGGGGGTCTGCCAGCGGGCCGGAGAGGGGCGAACTCATCAGCATTCCTTACAGGTTCACCTTCAGGATGGCGGCGTCGCGGGCGTCGGCGCCCACTCGATCTGCGCGGTGATCTCGCAGCGCCACAGCGCCTCCTCTTGGATCACAGCCAGCGTCGACGTGCTGATCGGCGCCGCGGCGTAGAGCTGCAGCAGCAGCAGCTCGGCGCGGGCGAGGGCCTGGTCGTAGCTGTGGGGTACGCCCGAGGCGATCGTGCGGGTCCGGTCGTCCGGCTGGCGCCGGACGTAGCCCCGGACCGTCAGCGTGACGGCGCCCAGCACCATCGTCGCAGGCACCTCGACGCGCCCGGACTGGCGCGCGGTGACAGCGGTGATCCCGACGTAGACGCGCTGGGCCGCGGTGTCGGGGCTGAGGCCGCTGGTGTCCGGGGGCTCGTAGCTGACGCTGTCCCCGAGGCCGGTGACGGCCGCGAGCGCGGTACGGACGCTCGCGCGCAGGGCGGCGAGGGTGCCCTCGTAGCGGCTCACGGGCGGCTCCACGGGTCAGGGGTGACGGTGCGGCGGTACCTGCGCCCGTAGCGGCTGGGCTCGCCCGTGTACCGGCCGGCCTGGTCGCCCCAGGCGCCGCCGAGGATGGGGGCTGCCGCGGTGGCCGCAGAGCCCGTGCCGTCCGCTGGGTCGGGGGCGCCCTGCCGCAGCGACAGGGTCTGCCACGCCGCGGCGTAGTCGGCGGCGTAGGTCGCGGCGAGGGTGGCGTACCGGTCGTCGCCGGCGCTGGCGTAGCAGGACTGGTAGAGCAGGTGCATCGTGCGGGCGAGGTGGACGCCGCGCAGCGACTCGGGGCTGAGGATGAGCCGGGGGCGGACCCCGCGGTCGTAGAGCGCCTGCAGCACGTCGCGCCACGCCTCGGCGGCGACGGTCAGCACACTCTCGCCGGACCCGAAGATCCGCAGGGGCTCGGCCGCCGACGGGTTCAGCGCCGGGGCCCGGGCGTAGATCTCGGCGGCGGTCAGGGTCGGGTACAGCTGCGACCGGCAGACGCAGGCGACGTGCCGGGCGTCCAGGCGGCCCGACGCGGTGACGATGGCCCAGGTGACCTCGTAGTCGTCGGCGAGGACGTAGGTGCTCGGGATGGCGAGGGCGAGGGCGGCCGCGGTCGCGCCGCCCGACCCGGTCAGGAGGGTCTGCCCGCCCCGGCTGAGCGTGCCGGTCCAGCTGGCCGGGGTGATCTCGGTGGCCGCCTCGCCGAAAACCTTCGGGGTCAGCGTCGTGGTCTGGCCCCGGACGAGGTCCAGCGGGCCCCGGAGGTCGAGCGTGAGCTGTGCTGCGGGCACGTCGGCCTCCGGGGTGGTGGGGCTGGGGGCGGGTCAGGGGCGGGCGCCGAGGCGGGCGGAGGGTCAGGTGGCGGGGGCGGGCTTCGGTCGCAGGGGCCGCGGCGGCCGCACGTTGTCGGGCGGGATGTCGTCGTCGGGCAGGGCCAGGGTCAGCCCCAGGGCCCCGGCCTCGCCGGTGTCGCCGGAGCTGACAGGCGGAGCGGCGCCGGCGGGCGGGGCGGGGGTGGTGGCGCGCATGGCGGCCAACTCGGCGCGCAGAGCCTCGAGCTCGGCGCGCAGGGCGTCGTCGGCGGGGCTGGACACAGGGACCACCCCCTCGCCCATCACGCGGCGCGCGGCCGGGCGGGAGAGGTCGAGGCCGTCGGCCCAGCCGAGACTCACCACCATCGCGGCGTAGTGCTCGGCCGAGCTGGCGCGGGTCGGGCGGGTACGCGCCTCGATCGCGAAGCGCGCCGCGTTGTTGCGCGTGTCGTTGCGGATGCCGGCGAGGATGTCGTCGGGCGGGCCATCCATGTGCAGCAGGTCGCTGGCGACCCAGCGCAGGAACTCGATCTGTGCCGCGCGGTCGACGCGGGTCCGGCTGCGCTCGCTGTGGGTGATCTCGGGGATCTCCCACGCCCACAGGTGGCTGACGCTCGCGCCGGTCTGGTAGCGCACGCAGTAGTGGGGCTGCCGCGCGCCGCCGGCGACGACGTCGACGCTGGGCACCTCGACGTAGCCGCGGCTGACCATCTCGGCGATGACGCGCCGCGGGTCAGCGACCTTCTTGCCGTCGCTGGCGCGCGTGGTGCCTACGCCGTTGTTGCCGGCGATGTGCATGATGCGCGACAGGCGGGGCAGCACATGCCACTCGTCACGCTCGTCGCGGACAAGCGCCCAATGGTCAGGGTGCGCCATCGCGGTCCACGCGGGCGAGTACGGCAGTTTGAGCTTGCCACCGGTGGAGGTCTGGGCTGCGGGGCTGCGGGGGGCGCTGCCGCTGATGCGGGTCACGGGCTGCATGGTGGTCTCCTGGGGTCATGCCCGAGGGGTGGGCTGCCCACGCAGCGGTGAGGCTGCGCGGGCAGGGTGGGGATCAGACGCCGGTGCTCAGGATCTCGCGGACAAGCTCCTGGCGGAGGATCGAAGCGCCGAAGGTGAGCTCGCCGATCATCCGGGTGGACTTGTCGTCAGCCGAGTACGACTCGGTGACGCGGCAGAGAGGGCTGTCGAACGCCACGGTCTGGTCGGCGCTGGCCACGCCCGCAGGCACGATGGCGAGACCGATGCCGCCCGCGGCCCACATGAGGCCGGAGTAGTCGCCGCCGGTCTCGCTGACGCGGTCGCAGGTCCAGACCTCGATGATGCCGATCGTGCCCTGGTAGCCGGTCGCGGCCGGGTCCTGCAGGCGGTCGAACTCGCGGCGCTCGGCGCGGGCGCCGGTCGACGCCTCCAAGTCCCGGCGGATGAGCTCCCACTGCTTCGGGTGGAGGATGCACACGACGGTCTGCGACAGGCCCTTGCTGGCGATCATGATGGCGCCCGCGGCCTCGCTGATCATGTCCCACACGGGCGGGGTGCCGGTGGTGCCAACGGTGGTGGTTGCGCTCGGGGCGAGGGCGACGATGCCGTTGGTGACGGTCAGCTGCGCGCTGCGGAGGATGCGCTGGGCCAGCCGGTCGAGCTGGTAGGGGCTCTCACCCTCGGCGATGGGGTCCCGGCGCCGGAGTTCGTTGGACGTCCCGAACACCAGATCGTACTCGCCGACGCTCATCGTGACGCTGGTCAGGTCGATGGTCGTCGCCGCCGCCACGTCGGTCGTCTCGGCGGTAGAAGAGAAGAGCGGCGTGACCATGTCGATCAACAGGGTCAGCGTCCCGCCGGGCGTCAGGCCGACGTACCAGTCGGGGCCGTTGACATCCTCGGCCATGACGATCGCGGGGTGGTTGAGGAGGGACAGCCCGTCCTCGAGCGCCTTGAGCATCGCCCCATAGGCGACGACGTTGGTGAGCAGCGCGCCATCGGTGGCGGCCTGTGCGGTGTAGGTGACGGCCACGGGGGCCTCCAGGGGAGTGCACGCGGGCGCGGGGCCCGAGGTGGTGTGCTGTCCCGCCCTACACCTGTGTCGCCGGTGATCGCGATGGGCGTGCCGCTCGACTGGCGGCTATGCGGGCCCACGGTAGCGCAGGCGGACCCGAAACGCAAGCGGCGCCCGGGACCACCCCGAGCGCCGTGTGCGGCGTCGACCCAGACCAGGCACCCCCGAGCACCTGACCCGGCCGCGGCCGCAGGTCAGGCTACCACGGGCGAGGCCTTGTCACACCGGCCGACGCGGCGTCCGGCGCATCGGCGCCTCAGGGCCGCGTCCAGTCGGCGCAGGAGCCGCCCCGCGCGCCGTGGTCGGGGGCGCGCCGGTGGCGGTCTGGCGAGCGGCGGGCTGGCTCTGAGTCTGACCCTGGGTCTGCCCCGCCGCCTGGGCCCACGCGGCGCCGTAGGCGGTGCGGATGCTCTTGGGTAGGGTGTCGAGCACGCCCTCGCCCCGGACCCAGTCGCGCGCCTTGGGGCGCTTGTCGGCCGCAGTCTGCGCGTGCGCCTTCTCGTAGGCCGAGAGGACGCGGTCGGCGTCGTCGTCGTCGTCGATGCCGAGGTCGGCGCGCAGCTCGAGGCGGCCGGCGCGGCGCTCAAGCTCAGCGGCGCGCGCTTCGGCCGCGGTGGCGCGAGCCTCGGCCGCCGTCTTGGCGTTGTTCACCTCGGCGAACCGAGCGTAGGGGACCGGGGCAGGCCCAGGGTCGGCGGAGGGCGTGGGGGCCGCCGCGGGTGGCGTGGCCGGGGCAGGCGCGGCGGCCGGGGGTGCGGTCGTGTCGGGGGTCGTCATGGGTCAGCTCCTGGGGTCAGGTGGTCGAGGGGGTCTGGTCTGGCGGCGCGTCCGAGGGCGGGGTCTGCCCCGTGGTCTGCGCGGTAGCCAGCGCCAGGGCGACGGTCGGGTCGACGGTCGGGAAGGTGATCGGGATGAGCACCGCAGCAGCAGCGGGCGACATCTCTCCGGTGCGGATCTTCGCCAGAATGTCGACCAGCGCCGTAATCTGCGCGCCGTTCGGGGGTGCGGTTTCGGACGGGCCCGACGCGCGATCAATCTCGACGAGCGCGGCCGATGCCTGCGTCGTCGTCTCGCCCGTGATCATGGCGCGCATTTCGGCGCGCGAGATCGCACCCTTGGCGAACAAGGCCTCCGCCTCCGCCTGCCGCTGCGACCGCTCCTGCGGCGACAGGGGCGACAGCGTGTAGCTCACCTGCCAGCCCGACTCGGGGCGGTCGGTGATGCCGCCGATGCCGGCGCGGTTCAAGAGGGCGCACAGGCGGCCGACCAGCCGCTCGTCCGCCGGCCGGTAGATGGGGGCGCGGCTGGCCTGCATCCGGCGGCGGCCCTCGGAGCTGACCGCGAGCGCGATGCCGCTGCGGCTGTCGGCGGCGGTGCGCTGGACGTCGGAGGGCCCGAGACCCCAGGCGGACGCGCACCGGGCGACAAGGCGCTCGCTGACATCCATGAGCATGAGCGGGTCGGTTTCGTTCCTGACGACCTCGATCTTGCCCTGCTGCCCGGGCTCGGTGCTGCTCACGCGCTGGATCGCGGCGGGGTCCAGGGTCGGGCCCCGGGCGATGGGCCTGCCCTGGGGGTCGACGACCTGCTCGGTGATCAGTTCGCCGCCGCTGACGTAGGTCAAGGGGAACGACGCCTGCGTGCAGACGTGGCTGGTCATCGTGTCAAGGCTGCACGCCTCCATCGTCGCATCCACCGTCTCAATCCGGCGCCACGGCGAGAACAGCGCGCGCGGCGCCGCTTCGGCGTGACGGAGGGAGTACGGGATGAAGGGGCGGCCGGCGGGGTGGCTGGTCGAGGGCTCGTACCGCCAGCGGTAGGCGGCGCCGACGAAACCACCGTCGGGCACGTCGGACATGACGAGGCGTGTGCGGTCGACGCCGTCCTCGTCGACGACCCGGAAGGCGGGCGCGGCGGGGTCGCTGATGTCGTACAGGTCCGCGAGCCACATCAGCTCGGACCTGCCCCCGGGCTTGACTACGTGCCGGGGCCGCCACTCGGCCAGCACCTCGGGCTCACCCGGGCGCCCGGGCGCGGGCAGGCCCTGCAGCAGGTCCGGGGTCACGAGGCGCCAGATGATGCGGCCAGCGTCGATCTCGACGTGGATGGCGCATTCGTTGAGGGCCTCGGTCAGGCGCTGGGCCTCGCCCGCAACTTGCCAGAGGCCGCTGATCCGCAGGCGCTCGACGACGTCGGCGACCTGCGCGGCGACGGTCACAGCATCAGGCCCCGTGCCGGCGGCCCCCGGATGGCTCACGGTCGGGTCCTGCACGTAGAGCACCGCCACCGCCGCCGACAGATCGGCGAGGGCGCAGGTGGTGCGCTGGGGCTGCCCCCAGGCCTGGGCTCGGAGCGCACCCACGCGCCGGACGATGTACTCGCGGAGGTCCTGCTGCGCGAGACCGTCGAGGAGACGGAGGCGCAGCTGGGTGTGCTCCACGTCGCCGGGCGGGCGCGCGAGGCTCATGAGCGATGGCGGGCGGGCGGTGAGCATGGGGGCAGCCTACCACGGCGAGGGCGGGGACGAGAGGGGCGGGCCCGTCAGTACAGGCGGGGGGCGGGGCCCGCGGAGGCGCGCCGCGACATCGCCCAGAACTGCACAAGCGCGTAACGCAGGCCGTCCAGCGCGTCTTTGCTCTTGTGGCGCTCGGTGCCGTCCCACGTCTCGACGGCCCGCTGGACGTGCTCGCAGCGCGAGTCGACGAGGAACTGCTGCCGCATCATCAGGCCGTTGATCCAGTGGACCGAGGGCCACAACGCACCCTCTTTGCCGAGCCGTCCGACGCCGGGCACGCGCTTTGCGGACAGCACCTGCGGCCGAAGCATCCCTGCGCCGACACCCAGGCGCTGCGCGACCTCGTAGGCGAGCAGCCCGTTGCTCTTGCGCGTCTCGCGGCCGGATGCGTCCGTCAGCTTTTTGTCGCCGAAGACGCCCGCGAGGTCTGTCCACCGCAGCCCGACCGCGCCCAGCATCGCGAGGATGGCGTCGGCGTCCATCTCCACCGTCGTCGGCCCGCTGGGCACGTACTCGGCCACGACCCAGACGCGCGTCGCCCTGGTGTCGCGGGGGTCTGCCTTGGGGTCGTAGGCGACCGCGCACAGCACGCCCGACGTGCGGAGGCTGTCGGTGCCGTAGTCGACGCCCAGCACGTACTCGAAGCCAAGCTCGACCCAATCGCGCCGGCCGTGCGCGGCCTTGCGTTGGGCCTCTTGCCACGCGGCGGGCCCGACGTCGGCGTCGAGCAGTCCGGGCACCAGCATCCGCGCGGCGTCCCAGCCCGAGAAGATCGCGCCCTGCGCGCGAAACTCCCACTCGCCGTCAATGCGGACCGGCTCCTCGACCGGGTTGACTTTGGCGCGCTCCGACGCAAGCCAACGCGCATCCATCGGGGTGACGCCGCCGGTGTCGGGGTCAGGGATCGTCAGCACGGTGCCGTCGGCCAGCACGCAGTTTTCGGGCGTCGCGCGGAAGTGCAGGTCGACGATGCGGCCCGCCTGGGCCATGTCCCTGATCCAGTCGATGCGCGCGTGAATCGGCGTCATCGTCAGCATGATGGGGCCGCCGGTCCGCGTGAGACGCCGCTCCAGTTCGGAGTACAGCGCCTGCGACTTGGGCGGCTCATCGTAGATGACGAGGTGCACGGTGGAGCCGGCGAGGTTCTTTGCGCCCTGCTCCTCGGTCCGCACGTAGATGACGGAGCCGTCGAGGAACCGCAGCGCCGGGTTGTTCGCATTGAAGCCGTTGGTCGGGTGAAACGCTTGACCAGGCGCGAGGCTTGCTTTCGGAGCAAGCTCCCACATCTTTCGCTGAATCGCGATGGATTGCGTGCGGGTCACGCAAACGAACACGATGATCCGCGGCGACGTCGTGTCGATCCGCCGGTGGGGGTGTCGACCGGTCGCGTACCACAGCGCAACCACGCACCCCGCCGTCGTTTTGCCGCCGATCTGGTTACCTGTGCGAAATAGCACACGTCGGGCGCGGCACTGGAAAAACGCCCGCTGCGGCGCGGTCGGGTGGAAGCATGCCAGCGGGTCGCGCTCGGCCGCGGCCCGGTAACGGTCGAACGCCTCCATCGCGCCCCAGATCGGGTCGCTGGGCTGCAGCAGCTGCGGCTCAGCAGGGGCGGGCAGGACCTCGGGCGCGGGCAGGACCTCGGGGTCTGCCGCGCTCACTGGTCACCCCCAGGCACGCGCGGCGCCCCGATGACGCGGCGGGCGGCCGGTGCCGCCTGTGGCGCGGCCACGGGCCCCACAGCAGCACCCACAGCCGGCGGCAGACCCTGAGCCGCCTGCGGGCGCGCGCGCGGTCCTGGGGCATCCTGCGGGGCCACAGCGTGCGAGGCTACAGCGTGCGTGGCCGGCGCCGCCGGCGCGGCAGCCACGACAGGCGGCGCCACCGCCACGACAGGCGCGCCTGGGTCTGCCGCGGGGGTGCTGTCCGGTGTCGGCCGGCCGCACGCGACGCAGGGCACGCCCGGCGCCAGGTGGAGCGCCGGGCACACGAGGTCGAGCAGGCGCCGCAGCTGCCCCGCCGGCAGGGCGCGCAGCCGCTCGCCGAGCAGGCCCAGCGCCGACTCCGGGGTCTCGCGCGCCAGCTCCTGCTCGCGGACCTGTCGCTCGCGCTCCTCGCGCTCAAGCCGCGACTGCTCGGCCTGCTGTGCGGCGCGGCCCGCGGCGACGTGCGAGCCGGCGGCGAGGGCGAGCATGGACCGCTTGCGCGCCGCCTCCTCAACCGCGAGCCGGTCGACCGTGAGCGCGGCGTCGAAGTCGCGCAAGCGCGCCCGCGCGGCCTGCAGAGCCTTGAGGATGTCCAGCCGCTCCTTCGGCCGTGCGTCGCCACACTCGCCCGCGAGGAGCTCCCACTCGCGCACCTCGGCGGCCAGGTCCTCACGACGCGAGCGGACTGGCGCTGCGGCAGCCCCAGAGCCTGCAGCTGCGGGTGGTCTGGGATCTGCCGCCGGGCCTGCAGGCCGGTGCGGAGGTGCGGGCGTGGTCACCGGCGCCTCGTCGAGCGGCCCACGGGCGGCTCGTATGTCGCGGAGATTTCCGGTTTTTCCGACCGTGTGTGGTGGAAACCGGACATGGGAGGGGCCCCAGGGGTGGGTGCCCCGACCACACTACACGCGCCACCCCGAGCACGCAAGCGGCAGACCCTCGACCGTATCATCAGCGATACGGTGCGCCTGTGTGAGATCGCACACATGACCAGGCAGGGGCTGCCGCGGGTGGGCAAGGGTGGGCAAGGGTGGGATGATCCGGCTCCAGGTGGGCAAGCGCGAGCTATCCCACCCAGCACTATTGTCGCTTACTCCTGCCATAATCGCGACTGGGTGGGATAGGTGGGCAAGAACGGCCATCCCCACACGTGTGCGTGCACACGTGGCGCATACGTACATGTGCGTATGTGTGATATGACACATCACTCATGCACCCACGTAGGAGAACCCACCTATCCCACCTATCCCACCCAGCTTGCTTGTAACGACGTTCTGTACGTCATCCTAAGCGAGGTGGGATAGCAAAACCTTGCCCACCCAGAGGCCGGCTATCCCACCCTGCCCACCCACCTGGGTCTGCCGTCGCCCTGCCTGAGCTTCGCGGCAGACCCAACAGCAAACCCCCGAGCGCTTGCGCACCCGAGGGTTTATGTCGTCTTGATGGTCATTGTCAGCCGGTGATCAAACTCGGCGCCGTCAAGGGCTCGGCTCGAAAGGTAGAACCTGTCGCGGGCCGCCCTTGCCCACCTCGTTGCCCACCTCGCCCAGCACCCGAGCCTCGTAGGTGGTCACGCCGTGGAGCATGCCGGGCGAGACGACCTCGACCTCGTGCTGAGCGTCGATCCTGAAGACCCGACCGCGCAGCGCCCCGAGCGCGCGCCCCATGCGCCGCGACCGCGACAGGGGCTGCCCATCGCCCAGCACCCCGAGCAGGAGCCCGCGGTCTGCGCAGACGGCCGCGAGCTCACCCGCCGCCCTGCGCCCGCGGAGCTGCGGGTCGGTCAGCCAGACCTGCAACAGCCCCACCCACTCCGCCGTCTCGGGGTCGACCGTCTCGGCGCGCGTCTCGCGGTCGCCCAAGAACCCCGCCACACCGACGGCCACGAGGATGCCGCCGAGTACGCGCGCCCAGGCCTCGTAGCTGCCGAGCACGGCAGTCCCCGTCGGTCGCCCCTCGAGCTGCCACGTCTGAACCAGCGCCAGCAACGCGCTCAGCAGCTCGTCGCGATGGTCTGCTGTCCAGCGCAGCAGGTCCGCGTGCCGCCAGCCGGTGCGCGCCTCAGGCCGAGCACAGCGTGCGTCGAGACGGACCGTGACCGTGCGCCGCGCAAGGTCGGCGTTCATGGTCAAGTTATTGCCCGACAATCCCCAGACAGCCACGGCGGGCACGCGGAGCCGGTCCTGCCCACCCATCCGGCGGTCACTCCACGTCGGGTACGCGGTCAACACGCCCTCCAGAGCCGGGTCGTGAAGATGCCCGCGCACGTTGTCTAGAAGCACGACGGGGCGGCCCTCTTGGAGCATCGAGCCCATCGCCTTGCGCCGCTCGTCCTCTTGGCTGGACATCGGCGTCGGCTCGACCGCGCGACCGGTCGCTGCCGAGGCCAGAACCTGCATCAGGAGGCTCTTACCGGTGCCTGGGGCGGGCGCCTCAAACACGGTCATCGGCACCGGCCCGTGGACCAGGTCGCGCACGATCGGCGTCAAGGCGAAAGCCAGCGCATGCGCGCGGTCGGCGGGCCCCACAAAGGGGAACTGCCCGATCCAGTCGTCAATGACAGCAAGCGCCTGGTCTGCCGTCATCCGCACCCGCGCCAGCCCCTCGGACAGGTAGCCGCGGCTGCCTTGGTCGTACCCAGGGTCCGCCACAAGGCGCCCGTCCGCGTCGTAGTAGGGCGCGGTTGCGACCCTGGACAGCAGCGGCAGCCACTCCTCCCGCGACCCTGCCAGCGCCGGCAGCAGGTAGCCGGGGATCGCCTTGGCGGGCTCCTCGAGCAGGGCTTCGCCCGCGGTCATCTCGCGCGCCCGCGGCCGGCGGAGCTCGATGAGGTCCGCCGACTCGACCAGGCACGCCGTCAGCTGGTCGGCCCCAACCTCGCGGATCGCGGGGCCGTGCTCGGTGACGACCACCTGAACCACGCGCCCGTCGCGCATGTAGAGCCGGCCCGCGCCCCGCAGGCTGGCCAGCGCCCGCCGCGCGTCGCCGACCACGTCCCGGGGCTGCCGGCCGGTGACGACGATCTGGGGCCGGCCCCGGACCTGCACGCCGCTGATCTCCGGGTCCTCCTCCGCAACCTCGACGCCGACGCCTGGCACGTAGCCATCATCCTCGCCCTCATCCTCCTCAGCGTCGGGCACATCCCAGTCGAGGCCCGCTGCGTCGACCTCCTCCTCGCCCACGTCATGGGCCCGCCCCCTGCCCGCGTACGACGCCGCGGGCAGCTCCCTGGGCCGCTCCTGCCCGTGCGCCACCGCGTCACGGGCCGTCCGGACCGCCTCAGCCTCAGGCACGCCCGCAGCGACGCCCGCAGCCGTCAGAGCCTCGATCATCACCTCCGGCGGGCAGACCCCCAGGTGCACCCACCCGCCCAGCGTCTCGCCCTCGCGCAGCAGCGCCGCGTGCCTGCCCCCAGGCGCCGACGCAGCCACGCGCTCGCAGGCGCGCCGCAGAGCGCCCTCGACGTAGCGGGCGGCCCGTGAGTCGCCGTCAAGCTCAGGCGCGACCCTGGGGCCGCCAGCCGCGGCAGGCGGGGCCTCGCGCTGCGGCGCCCGGACCGCCTCGAGCAGCGCGCCTGGGCAGGCGGGCAGGCCCTCGGTGGGGGGCTCCTGCGTCCAGCGGTACAGCCGGCCCGACGCATGGACGCTCGGCGGCGCGACGACGTAGCCGCCCCTGCCGCGGGTATCGGCCGAAGCTTTGACGCCGTCGAGGGTGAGCACCCGGGCCCGGCTCTGGACCGTGCCCTCCTCCGGCCACGCCCACCACAGGTGCTGCCCGCCCGAGCCCGTCTCCACGGCTGCGGAGAGGTCGAGGGCGTACTCGCAGACGTCGAGCACAGCCGCGAGCCCGTCCGCCTCGCCCGCCTTGGCGCGGTCGAGGTCCAGCACCCACACGCCCGACTCAGGCCCCGTCGCGACCCCGACGTTGGCATGGGGCCAGCGCCGCCACCACTCGCGGACCTGCTGCGCGTCGGCGCTCGCGCCCTTGACCCCGTCAGGCAGCCGCGGGTGCTTCGCGGGCGAGGCACAGGGGCTGCCGCACGTGCACTCGCCCAGGTGGTCGACGCTGTGCAGCGGCAGCACCCGCCAGCCGCGCCGGGCGTAGTCCAGGGCCGCGGCGAGGAGGGTCTGTTCAGCCGACATTGGGCACCGCCTCTGCGCCAGTGGGCAGACCCAGCGTCAGCCCCAGAGCCAGCGCCGCGGCCCCGATGGCCGACTGGATCGCCTGCTCGGCCTCACGGTCCGCTTGCACCGCCTCCGCGGCTGCGTCGTTGGCCTGCTCCGCGCGTCGAGCCGCCTCGGCCACCCCCTCGACAGTGTCGAGCCTGTGCAGCGTTTCGTTGCCGATGTCGATCATGGCCCTGCCCAGCGGCGACCCCTTGGGCTGGGGCTGCCGCAGGAGTGCGACCACCTGCGCCTCATCGTCCCCGACCCTCTCGATCACGTGCTGCAGGACGTGCTCCCACATCACCCGCGCGGCCAGCTTGCCCTCCTCGACCGCCTTGCCGGGGTGGTCCATGTACCGCCGCGGCGGGCGCAGGCCGATGCTCAGCCCGTACAGGCTGACGGCGCCCACCCCAGGCGGCGCCGTCCCCAGCGGCGACATCGCCGACAGCGTCTCCATCACGTCGTAGTCGGCCACGTGGAGCGGCCCGAGGACCCACCCGTCCACCTCGACGTCGACCAGCCGCGGGTCCTCGGCCGACCCGTCCGCGCGCAGCTTCGGCGCCGCCCAGAGCTTCAGCGCAGCCTTGCCCCGCACCATCTCGATCTGCTCACCCGACATCTGCCACCTCCTGCGACCCTTGACCGTTACCGCCGCCCACACGCGAAACTGCGTGCTGCCGCCTGTTCTCCATCCTCGCCGCCACCACCGCCCGCCACCCCTCGGCCGCCCCGATCAGGCTCGACGCCTCGCCGCGGGTCACAGCCCCCAGATCGCGACCGTACCTCAGCGCCCGCAGCCGGCGCACCTGCCCGTCCGTCGCCGGGGCCTGCCGCCAGGCCGCGCCGAGGTCCGGCACCCGGCACCCCAACGCCGCCAGCACCCGCTCGCCAGCCTTCATCCGCCCCAGGCGCCCGAGCGCGCCAGGCTCCATCACCGGCTCGCGCTGCCCGGCCTCGCGCGGCCGGGCGGTGAACGGCTCCGGGGCCCACTCGGTGTCGTCGGGCTTGACCTTGCCCCTGCGCACGCTGTGCACCCAGAGCACCCACCCGCCCGTCGTCTCCACTACGACGGCCACGGCGCCCAGCACCCCGCCCGGGCGCACCTGCTCATCCGGGTGCGGCTCCCAGACACAGACCCACCGCCGGGGGTCTGCCTTGGTGCCCTCCCCCTGCGCCACCCACGGCCACGCCCGCCGCGGGTCGGACCCGGGCAGGATGCACACCGACGACTCGCTGACGCCCGTCACCCGCAGTGGGATCGGCACCTGCTCCACCGCCTCGCGCGGGGCCCTGACCAACTCCGCGAGCCCGTGCCTGGCCTCAGCCGTGTCTGGCTCCGACGGCCGCCACCGCACGATGCACAGGCTGTCGGCCTCGGGCACGAGACTGAGGATCTGCCCCACGCCGTGGTCATCATAGCGGTGGACCACGAGGTCGCCGGGGCGCAGACCGGGGGCAGACCCCACGTCAGCGTCGGCCTCAGGGGCTGCCCCCAGGCTCGGGATGAGGCTTAGGTCCAGCACGTCAAGGAAGCGAACGAAGTCCACCGCCAGGCACGTCGTTTTGCCCGGGTACAGCCGCAAGCCCCGCCCCAAGAGCTGCTGCGCGATGATCTGCGACGCCGTCGGGCGGACCGCGAGAAGCATTGAAACAAAAGGCGCGTCGAAGCCCTCGAACAGAAGATCCCGGCTGAACAGCCCCCGCAGCGCGCCGGACCTGAAAGCCGCCAGCCGCTCGGCCCGCAGCGCCGCAGGCATCGTGCCGTGGACCGCCTCGACGGCAATGCCCTGCGCCTGCATAGCCGCCGCCAGCCGCTCGGCGTGCGCAATCGAGACGCCGAAGCCGAGGAACCTCGCGCAGCCGCCATTCTCGGCATACCAGCGCGCGATCGCCTCGTTGCGCTCGTCGTGGTCGATGACGCGCGCGAGGTCCTCCTCTGCATAGTCGCCGCCGCGGACGGAGAGGCCCGCGAGCTCGACGTGGGTGTCCACCCGGATCGCCTGGGGCGTCACGAGGTCGCCCGCCTCGATGGCCTGCCGGATGCCGTGCTCGTAGATGATGGCCTCGTAGGCGTCACCCAGGCCAGAGACACCCCCAGCCTTCGCGGTCCTGAAGGGCGTGGCGGTCAGGCCGACATGCAGCGCCGCGGGCAGCCCCAGCGCCGTCCGCACCTCACCGACCCGTGCATAGACCGCCTGGTAGGTCGGGGCGGTGGCGTGGTGGCACTCGTCGGTGATCACCAGGTCGAAGCGCCCGAGCTGCGCCAGTCGCTTTTCACCGCGCAGGCTCTGTACCGAGGCCACGACACAGGGCGCCAGCACCCCGTTCTCGGCCCCCTTGACGATGCCGACCGTCACCCCGACCAGTTCGCAGCGGCCGGCGAGGTCGCGGATCAGCTCGTCGCGGTGCACCAAGACCAAGACGCGCTGCTTGGCCCGGGTGTAGATCGCGCACAGGCCCGCGAGCAGCGTCCCTTTGCCGGTGCCGGTCGCGGCCGTGATGATCACCCGGCGCAGGCCAGCGCCGCGGGCGGCGTCGCGGAGGGCGGCGAGGGCTTGGGTCTGCCAGGCGCGCGGGGTCTGGCCGTCGGGGCAGGGGAGGGGGATCACGACGACCTCCCATCCACGATCACCACCACCCACCGATCCCCGACCACATCCCCAGCCGCGACCGTGCCCTCCGCGATCTCCTGCGCGTGCTCCATCGTCGAGCACGTCCCCAGCGACACAGGCGCACCCCAGACGTGCCCCCCAGGCATGCGCCGCCCCTGCATCCCCCACACGCGCAGGGCCCCCTCCACGGGGAAAAGCCGTGCTGCCGCCTCGATCCGCGCGTGGCACATCTCGCGGTCCAGCGCCTCGATCTCGGCGTCGAGACTCGGGGGCTGTCGCAAGACCGGCCACGGCAGCCCCACCTGCCCCGCCAGCGCGTCACCGTCCGGGGCCCCGGCGTCGACCACGGTCACACCAGCGGCGCCAGCCTCAAGCATGCGCGCCTGCACAGCCTCGGCCTCGGCGGCGGTGTCGTACGACCCCACCTGGACCTGCCGCTGGCCAAAGGTCACCCACAACGAAACCCGCTTCGCCATCGTCATCACAACCCCCTCGCAAGAGCAAGCCCCATCCACAGCGCGTCGCCCGCACCATCGCTGACGACACGCGCCCCCATCGGCGGCATCACCTCGCGCCACTGCGCAGCCGTCGCCCCGGTCGCCTCGGCCAGCGCCTCGACGCCGTACGACAAAACGAGCCCCTTGCGCAGCCGTCGCCCGACCGCAGGCAGCCCCATCACGCGGTCCACCTGCTGCGTCTGGACCTCGCGCCACGACCACCCGACCGAGTCTGCGCACAGGGGCCCGAGCACCCCCCGCCACACCCCATGCCCCACGCCCGCGGTCGACGTGCTGACCACGCCCTCGCCCGGCCGCAGCCCCAGCGCCTCCAGAGCGACCAGGACGTGCGGCGCCTCGCCGACCGCCTGACACACCAGCCGCAGGGCCGCGCGCGCCCGCAGCGAGTCCAGCTGCGCCCGGCGGGCCCCCACAGGCGCCCTCTGGTACCCGGCCGCGCCCGCGGCGTGGACCACCGCGGCTGCGACGACGCGGGGGGCTGCCCCAGGTCCCGGGGCCACGACGCGCACCGCCCCGACCGCGCCGTGCTGGCCCGGGTCGATGCCCACGTACACGACGCCGCCGGCGGGGGCCTCGGCCTGCGCGTAGCCCTGGGCGAGGATGCTGGTGTCAGACGGCCACAGGGCCAGTCGCGTCGCCGTCATGAGAGCACCTGCGGGGCCACGACACCGCCGGAGGCAACGCCGCTGAGGCTGTCCCGCGCCGCCCGCGTGCGGAGCTTCACCAGCCCCGCCCGCAGGTCCTCAAGCGCAGCCGCGCGCGCCGCGCCCTCATCGGCCACGCTGAGCAGGGTGCACAGGCGCCGGACCTCGCCCGCGTCGTCGCGCCGGAGGATGTCCGGCCGCGTCTGGCTGCTCATCAGCCGGAGCGACGGCTGCTGCCGGATGAAGATCCACGCCGCGTCCACATCCATCGGGTGCGCCCGGTGCGTCGGCGCCGCCGCGTCCACCGCGCGCTGCAGCGCGGCGATCTCGCGCCGCGCGTCGCCGAGGTCGCCCTGCAGCTTGTTCGCGCGCTTCTCGGCGACCTCGAGGGTTGCGACGCGCGCCTGCGACACCTCGAGCGCGCGCTCGGCCGCGCGGGCGCGCTTCTGCCAGCTCGCGCGGTCCTCCTGCGCCGCCTCGAGCTGCCCCTGCAGCGTCGTCACCTGCGGCCAGAGCGTCTCGAGCTCGGCCGACACGCGCTGCAGCATGTCGGCGGCATCGCCCGGGTGCGCCGTCACCAGCGCGGCGACGACCTCCACCTGCTCCTCTCTGCGTGCGCGCTCGGCGCGCCGTTCATCTCGCGGGCTCCACTTGTTTCGCTGGGTCATGGACTCACCTCCTGCCCCAGCCTACCACCCTCCCCACGCCGCTGCAACCACGCTGCGATTTATTTCTGGCGGCGCTTGACGCACGCTGCGGCCGATGGTACACCGTCGCTGCAGCTACCACCAACCACAACCCAGGAGCCACACCGTGTTCAGCACCGCCCGCCAGCCCCTCACCAGCACCGCCCGCGGCGACCGCACCCGCGAGCGGGCCAGCCACGCCCGCAGCTTCGCGCTCGCCCTCGCCCTCGCCGACGACCTGTCCCAAGCCTGGCGCGCCGACGTGGCGCACCTTCTCCTCAGCGACTGGACCGCCGACGCCTACAGCGCCGCCCGTGAGATCCTGCGCGGCGTCACCGACGGATGGGAGGCCCCGACCGCGGAGCCCGGGCAGACCAAGATCGCCGTCGCGCGCCGGTTCAGCCGAGCCGTCGCCGATGTCGGCGCCGACCGCGGGCAGCTCGCCCAACTCGACCACCTGATCCGCGAACTGCGGCACGCCTGGCTCGGGCGCGACCCCGACGCCGCCGAGATGCAGCTGCTGCGCATGGCGGCCCGCACCGTGACCGAGCGGCGGGCGGCTCTGGGGGCTGCCGGTGGGGTGGCCGCCACCACCGAGGCCGCGTCGTGAGCGGGGGTCTGCCGGCGGGCGCGCAACCTCAGGGCGGGCGCCTGTTCCGCGACCTGCCGTTTGACCGCTACCAGCAGCTTGACGGCCTGAACTGGAGCATCCTCAAGCACGCCGTCACCAGCGCGCGCCACTACAAGCTCGCCCTCGACGGCGAGCACGCCGAGCGCAGCGACTCCAGCGGCCTGCAGGCGATGCACGCCGCGGTCTTGGAGTCGGACCGGTTTGCGTCCCACTACCGCCCATGGACCGCGACCGCGCAGCGCCGCGGCGCCGAGTACGACGCCGCCTGCGCGGCGCACCCGCTGGTGACCTGGCTGCGCGCCGACGACTATGCCCAGGCTCAGGCCGTGGCCCAGGCCGTCGCCGAGCATCCGGTGGCGGGCCCGCTGTGCGCCCCGGGCGGCAGGACCGTTCTTCCCGAGATCTCGCTGACGTGGACCGAGGCTGGCCGCGCGATGAAAGGCCGCCTCGACCTGCTGCGCTGGGGCGTCGATCGGCACGCGATCGTCGACCTCAAGGCGGTCCCGAGCCTCCACCCGCGCAGGATGGCGGCCTGGATCGCGCGGCAGCTCTACCACGCGCAGCTCGCCCACTACTGCGCCGGGGTGCGCGCTCTGGAGTCGGCGCGGCAGCTCCGGCCCTGCCCTATCGACGTCTACATCGTCGCCTATGAGGTCCGCCCCTGCATCGACGTCGGCGTCTACAGCCTGGGCACGTACTGGCCCAACCCCGACGACCTCGATGGCGCGCTCTACTGCGGTGCTGCCGTGCGGGCTGAGGCGCTGGCGCGTGTGGCGGCCGCTGAGGCGTCGGGGCGGTGGATGGGGCAGGCCCCTGACGTTGTGCCGGTGGAGCTGCCGGCTTGGGCTTTCGGCGACGACTCCGACCTCGACGATGACCTGGAGGTGTCCGATGACGACTGACGCTGACGACTTCGATTACCGCGCCCTTTTCGGCGGGCGCTACCTGACCGGCCCCAACCTGCCGACCGAGGGGTGCACGCTCACGATCGCCGCCGCCGGCATTGAGGACATCGAAGACCCCAAAACCAAGGCGGTCCGCGAAAAGCTGGTCGTGTACTTCCAAGAGCGCGGCGTCAAGCCGTGGGTGCCGTGCCGCACCACCGCCGGGTGCCTGTCGGCGATGTGGGGCGCAAAGACTGGCGCATGGAAGGGCCGCGCTGTGACGCTGTTCTTTGATGCGACGGTCAAGGTGGGCAAAGACGTCAAGGGTGGCGTCCGCGTGCTCGGGTCCCCGTCGCTGACTGAGCCGATGGATGTGTCGATCAACCTCGGCGCCCGCAAGCCGCCCGCGCGCGTCCGCCTCATCCCGACCGGCGACCCCCTCGCCGTCGCGCTCGCGGAGCTGCAGGCCACCGAAGCCGCGCTGGCGACCTACCTCGCCGCCCTGCCCCAGCCCGTGACCCTGCCCACCGACCGCGGCGCCCGCGCAGGCTGGGCCAAGCGCCTGCGGCAGGCCCCCGCCGACTCTGACGTCATCAAGGCGATCCGGGGGACTGCCCCCGCCCTCAACCCCGAGCCCGCCCCTGCCGATGAGCAGGGCGAGGAGTGACCATGACCACCGCCAACGATTTTGTGCAGACGCAGCTTACGCTCGCAGACGAGCTCTGCCGAGAAGCCGAGCGCGGCGTCATCCAAGCTAAGGCTGACGGCTACGATTTGCTGTTGCGGGCGTTCCGCTGCTCTCAGGTAGCCGCTATGCACGCGCAGTACATGCTCAACACCGACGTGCACGGCAAAGTTGCATCCCCCGCCTTCTCGCCCGAGTCCCTGCGCGCGATGGAGGAGCTGGCCGCCACCGAGGCGCAGCCCACCCCCCACGACCCACTCGACACCGCGCCCGCCGCCCAGCCCGCCGTCACGACCACCCCCGACCCCCTCGACGCGCCCCGGCCCCGCCGCGGTGGCCGCCGCAGCCGTGGCGGCGAGGGCAGCCCCCAGCCCGAAGCTGCGCCCGAAGCGTCGGCCCAGCCCGAGCCCCAGCCCGACGACTTCGACCTGCCGGGGGAGCCGCTGAGCGATCCGGCCGTCGAGGCTGGGGCTGCCCCCACGCCCGAGGCGGCCCCCTCCGCCGACCCCGTCGACGCGCTTTTTGGCACGCCGGGCGACGACTTCGACCCACTGGCCTGACCACCCGGCCTGACCCTGACCACCCGCCGCCCCGGCGGCCTCACCTCACGCGCCGACCGGGACCTCGGCGCGCCTTGGAGCCCACCATGTCCTGCGCCCTCCTCGCCCTGGCGATCAGCCTCGGTCTCTACACCCCGCCCAAGACCCAAGCCTGCAACGGCGGCATCATGGACGGCATCGCCTGCGAGTGCAACGGCGGCTGGTACTAGCCCGCCCGGCCGGCCCTGGCCCCCACCACAGCGCCCCGAGGAGCCCGGGGCGCGCACCTTTCGACAGACCTCTCGACAGACCTCTCGACAGACACCGGAGCTGACCACCATGCCCACCACCCACCGCGACCGCTACCTCGCCGGCGTCCACCGCTACAGCGACGCCCAGCGCCAAGCCGACGACGCCGCCCTCATCGCCGAGATCGGCGCCGACGTCGGCTGCATCCTCCTCTCCCTCGCGACCACCGTCGACGGCGCCCTGCGCGTCTCTCCCGACGTGGTCGACGCCGTGCGCGAGGAGTACCGCGAGCGGTGCCCCGACGACGCGCGGTGGTCCTCGGTGCTGGGGTCTGCTCTCGCCCAGATCCGCCGGACGACCCCCATCCACATCCTGCCCTCGGAGGCCTGATCATGACCACCATCCGCTCGCTGCACGCCGCCGGCCTCGGCCCCTACACCGCCGCGCGCCGCCTGACCCTCGCCCCGCCCGCAACCCAGGGCCCGGTCCAGATCGCAGGCCCCTCCCAGGCCGGAAAGTCGACCGCCCTCCTCGCCCTGCTGCTGCTCCTGACCGGGTCCGCCCCCGACGGCAGCCCCTTCCCGCCCGAGCTGATCAACGACGCCGCCGACCGCGCCGACGTGGCCCTCGTCCTCGCCGACGACCGCGTGCTGAAGCGCAGCCTGACCCGCGCCCGGTCCTCGACGTGGTCGCTGTCCAGCGCCCCGCAGGTGCCCGGTGACCAGGCCAGCCGCGCGGTCCAGACCTACACCTCGCAGGCCGCCTGGGGGCAGGCCCTGGGCCTCGACCCTGACCTCGTCCGAGCCATCGTCGCCCCGGGCGAGGCGCTGGCCCTGACCCGCGCCGGCGACCGCGGCCGGGCCCTGCGCGACCTGCTGCTGCGGGCCCTGCCCGCGGTGGATGTCGCCGCCATCGTCGCGGAGTGGGTCGGCGGTCTGCGCCCGGGCGAGGTCGCGCACGTCGACGACATCGGCCGCGGCAAGACGGCCGTGCGCGGCGCCGCGTCCCTGGCGACGACCGCGCGCAAAGCCGAAGCCACGGCCCAGGGGGCCGCCGCGGAGGCGCAGGCCGCTCTCGCCGCTGCCGAGGGGGCTGCCCCCGCCCCCTACAGCCCGACCGACCCCAGCGTCGTCGCCGAGGCCCAGCGCAAGGCCGGCGCCGCGCGCGACTGGCTGGCCCAGCTCGAGCTCTACACGTCGACCCAGCGCGCGCTCGAGGTCTGGCGACAGGCCGACGCCCGGCACGCCGAGCGCGAGGCCGACCGCGCCGCGTGGCAGGCCCGGCTCGACGCCCTGGGCCCCGCACCGGACGCACCCGAGGCCGTCGCCGTGCCCCAGGCGCTGGTCGACGCCGTGCTCGCGGCCGAGACGCAGGTGCACGTCGCGCGGCAGGCGCTGCATGCGGCCGAGGCGTGGCAGGACCCGATGGTTTCGCAGCGCCGGGCCAGCCTCACGCTCGCCATCGAGGCGCACCGAGTGGCCCAGGCCACCCCGACGGTCGGGGACTGCCCCGCGTGTGGGACCACGCTGTCGACCCAGCACCTCGAGCTGCACTTGTCCCGCCTCGCCGAGCGGGTCGAGCTTGCGACCCAGGCCCTGGCCCGCGAGGAGTCCGAGAGCGAGGCCGCGCGCGAGCGCCAGATCACGCGGGCGCAGGCGACGCTGACGGAGCGCGAGGCCATCCACCTGCAGGCGCGGCAGTCCCTCGACGCCGCGCGCACCCGCGCCCAGGCCGCCGAGACCCAGGCCCGCGACCGCGCCGCGCACAGCGCCGCCGTCCGCGCGCTCGGCCCGCAGCCTGCCCCTGAGGCAGACCCCGGGCCCGCGCCCGTCGTCAGCACCCCGCCCACGGGCCACGACCGGCCCGACACGCGCAGCCGCGCCGAGGCGGCGATCCGCGCCGCCACCGAGCTCGATGCGCAGGCAGCCCAGGGCCAGGCCCTCGCCGACGCCGCGGCTGCCACCCACGCCCAGCGCGTCGCCGACGCGCGCGACCGCGCCACCGCGACCGCGGCTGCGGCCGCTGCCGCTCACCAGGCCGTGCTCCGCGCCGAGGCTGTGCTCGACGCTGCCCGCCGCGCCCCGACCGAGGCCGCGACCCGCGCCGCCGCCGCGCTCGACGCACAGCTCACCGGCACCGGCGTCGCGGTCGTGTGGGGGTCTGCCGCAGAGGGCGGGCCCGAGGCCGACGTGCTCATCGACGGCCGGCCGTGGTGGTGCGCGAGCTCCGGCCGCCAGGTCCTCGCCGACCTCGAGCTCCGGGTCGCGCTGCGGACGCTGGCCCAGGTGCGGTATCCGGGGCCGCCAGTGGTTGGGTACGCGGACCTGCCCGTCATCGTCGACCGGGCACAGGACTGGTCGGGGCGCTGGCCGCAGGTCGCAGGCGTGTGGCTGATCCGCACCGTCGACCAGGCCTGGATCACGGTGTCGGCCGTCGGCGGCCCCCGTGTGTGAGTACGACGTCGATGACGTGTGCGCCGACGACGACTCTGTCGACGTTGACGTGACCGTCGTCCTGCCCGCAGGCCTCGCCGCCGAGCTGCGCGGGCTCGTGCCCGGGCCCCTGGACGCGGCGGTCTGCGCGATCCTGCGCGCGTGGGCGGTGCGGGCTGCTGCGAACTTCGGCGGTGACGGCGTTCTCGACAAAGATTGAGAAAGTTTGTGCAGCGGGGTTGCAGCGTTTGTGCAGCGATGGTAGGCTGAGGGTGTCCGGCGGCGCTGAGTCCGCCGGCGCCCCACCGACCCGCAGGAGCCTCCAATGTCCAGCCTCGCCACCGTGACCGTCCGCAACGCCTTCGCCACCGAGACCGGCACCTACCGCGCCCAGGTCGACACCGACGGCACCGTCCGCGTCTGGGACAGCGTCGCCGGGCACTACACCCGCTGCCACAGCCTGACCCCCGCGCAGATCACCAGTGCCCAGCGCCGCTCGGGCTGGGCCGCCATCGCCCGCGCCCGCCGCGCTGTGGACGCCGCCGAGGCGCAGGTCGCCAGCCTGCGCGGCTGGACCACGCCCCGGCAGGCTGACCGCTACGCCGCTGCGCAGCGCCGCCTCAGCGCCGCAGTGGCGCGGTGGGAGCGTGTGCAGCCGACCGTCTGAGCCTCACCTCACCCACCGGCCCGGCGCCCGCCGCGAGAGGCGCCACGGATACGACCATGAGTGACAAGACCATCATCATCCGCACCGACTGCGGCCACTCCTTCGCCATCGCCGACGACGCCCGCGGGCGCGGCCACCGGCACATCTTCGGCGCCGGGCCGCACACGCTCGGCACCGAGGCGTGGAGCCAGCCCGGCGGGCCGCGCGGTACCAGCTCGCCCATGCGGCTCCCTGCCGGCACCATCATCACTCGCGCGGGGGCCGGAGACGAGTACACCTGCGCCGCGTGGCGCGCGATCCTGCCGGCCGAGCAGGACTGACTGGCCACGGGGCCGCCGAGAGGCCCCAGCACCTGCGCACGCCGCGCAGGCCACCCACCACCGCCCCGAGGGGCACGGAGACGACATGAGCCGATGGAGCGCGTGGGGCGATGACAGCATCCCCCAGTACGACGAGAGCGACCGCTACGACGGCAGGGCCGGTCGCACCTGCAGCCCGACGCACGGCGACCCGTGCGGGGAGTGCTCGGCCTGCGGCGGCGAGGAGGCTGACGATAGCGACGAGAGCGCCGACGATGCCGACGGCGGCGAGGGGGAGGAGTGACCGCGCCCGACTGGCAGGCCCTCTACATCGCCGAGAACGCCGCGCGCAAAGCCGCCGAGGACCGGCTGCGCGCCCTGCACCACGTCCTGTGGCTGGCCCTCGCCGGAGTCGTCGCCATCGCCGCCCTGTGCGGCGCCCTCACCGCCGCCGAGGCCGCGTCGCACGCGGTGGCGCGGCACCACACCCGACAGGAGACGAGCCGATGAAGCCGAACCCAACCATCAACCGCACCGCTGCCGGCTGGCGCTGGGAAGTTGACGCCGACGACGCCGTGTACAGCGGCGTGCGTGCGACCCGCGAAGAGGCAGAGGCTGAAGGGCGCCGCGTGGCGTGGGAGGTGTGGTCCACCGTGCCGAAGATCGACCCGGCCGCCGGGCTGCGCGCCGACCTCGCCATTGCCATCGCCCGCGCCGAGGCTGCTGAGGCCGCGCTGGTTCTCGCCTGCCCGCACTGCGGGCCGGAGCACTTCGCCGGGCCCGATGCCGATGGCGCCTGCGTGATGTGCATGGGTGCCCTCATTCGCACCGATGCGGCCGGTGCCGTTCTCGCGCACGAACTGTACAACGGGGCGCACGTCGCCGAGGCCGCGCTGGCCACCGCGCGGGAGGAGGGGGCGGCGGCTGAGCGGGCGGCGGTGCTCGGCGCGCTGCGTGCTCAGCTCGCGTACGCTGCCCCGCGTGGCTGGCCAGAGGCGGTGGAGATGCTTGAGGAGTGCATCGAGGACATCGCCGCCGGCGCCCACGTCCGCCCCGTGGAGGGCGCATGACCGCAGCCGACCGCTACCGCGCCGCCTGCGCCGCGCTGGGGCTGCCTGTGTGGCGGCCGGGGATGCTGTCGACGCATGGCGCCCGCGTTCTCGGCGCCGGCTTGTGGGCGAGCCAGTCGGGTGTCACCTTCGCCGACGAGAACATCGGCGAAGAGCCCGACTTCACCGACCCCGCGACCGTCGGCGTGTTGCTCGCCGCCGTGCGCGAGGTGTGGGCCTGCCCGACCCTGTGTGTGGCGTGGTGCTTCGTTCCTCACCCGGACGGCGACTGGTTCGTGCCGCGCATCCCGGCCGATGCCTATGGCGAGACGGAGGCCGACGCCCTCATCGCCGCCCTTGAGGCCGCCACGCGCCGAGGGGGCCAGCCATGACGCGCCCCTGGCACCACCGCCGCCTGCGGGTCCGCCCCGGCGGGCGGCGCACGTCGGCGAAGGCGCGGCTGCGGGCGCACTTCCTGGTGTCGAAGGGGTGGGTTTGGGCCGATGCGGAGGCGGAGGTCTGCGGATACTGCGCCGACCCGGCGACTCGGTCAGGGCGCGCGGCATGGGCGCTGAAGATGGAGGCCGACGCCATCGCTTGGGCCGACGGCTGGGCCGCGGCAGCGCGGAGGTGGGCATGAAGGCGCCCATCACCGCCACCTGCCCCGTCTGCGGCCGCCGCTACCGCAGCCCCGGGCCCGCCCCGTGGTGCACGGTCCGGTGCATGGGCGCGGCGTACCGCGAGCCCGAGCCCGCCCCGGTGCCCGATGTGGGGCGGGGTAGGGCGGCGAGGACACACAGGAGCGCCGGCAGGGCCGGCAGGGAGAGAGCATGAGCGACAGTGACAAGACGACGTGGCGCAAGGAAATCACCGCGGTCATGCAGGACCACGGCGAGTCGTGGGCGGACGTGGAGGGGTGCACGCTGGACGATGCTGCGCTCGATGTGGTGTTCGACGCTGGCTATGGCGGGACCGCAGGGCAGCCGTTCACGTTGTGGACCGCCGGCCGCGTGTACTTCCCGGGCTGCTACGACGGCGCCGAGTGGGTGGCGTCGGTGCCGCGGCACCCGTGCGGCGAGGCAACCGAGCACGTCGGCGGGTGAGCCCCGCCCCTGCCGCATGTCGCGGCGGGTGGTGGGGCGTGAGGGCAGAGGCGCCGATGGGGCGCGATGGAGGTGAGGAGTGATCGCAGCGCTGTTCGTCCAGGGTGATGGCTGCTACGTCGGGCTCGACGCCGTCGACCCGTGGCCTGTCGGGCGCGACGCCCGGCTCTACGCAGGGCCCTGGCCGGTCGTAGCGCATCCCCCCTGCCAACTGTGGGGCTCAATGGCGGCGGTGAACTACGCGCGATGGGGCGGCGACCACAACCGGCCCGGCAACGACGGCGGCTGTTTTGCGGCTGCTCTCGGGGCAGTGCGCACCTGGGGCGGTGTTCTTGAGCACCCCGCCAAGACACGGGCCTTTGCTGCGCATGGACTACCGCGGCCCACTGGTCTCGGGTGGTCAGGCACACCGTGCGGCGGGTGGGTGTGCGAGGTGTGGCAGAGCGCCTACGGCCACCGCGCCAACAAGGCCACGTGGCTCTACTACCGCGGGCCAGCCGCTCCGGCGGAGCTGCGCTGGGAGCGCCCTGTCGGAACGCATCAGGTTGGCTTCCACGACCAGCGCGGCAAAGCCGCAAACAAACCGACGCTCGGGCGACGCGAGGCGAACGCCACGCCGCCCGCTTTTCGGGAGGCGCTACTGTCGCTGGCAGCCGCTGTCACCCGCTGAAATCCGCGCGCCCCTGCCGCGCGGTAGACTCCGCCCAGGCCCGAGCCCCCACCACACCCGGGGGACGTGCGCCCGGGGGGAGCGTGGCACCGCACCGCACACGGCAGGCCCTGCTCCTCACCCTCCGCGATGCCGCGCGCCTGCTCCGGGCGCCGGTCGCGGGGCCGGACGGGGCGCTCGCCGACCGGGCGGCGGTGGCGGCGCATGAGGCGGTGGGGCTGCTGCTGACGGTGGGCGGGCTACGGGGTGGGGCGGTGTGGTGGGCCGCGGTCCGCGTGGTGTGGGCTGCGGGGAGGCTGTATGAGAGGGCGCGGACGGCGCCGACCTGACAGCACAAAGCCCCGGCCTGTTCGAAGCAGGCCGGGGCCAGAGTCGCCCATGCGTTGGGTGTGCCGCAGCCTACCCCGTGACCCACGGGCTGGCCAGCGGCGCCCCGACCCACGCCGCGTAGCGCGCCCGGCACGCGGTCAGCAGCGCCGCGGCGCCGCCCTGCGCGGTGTTCTCGGCGCGCTGCTTGGCCTTCGACCACGCGCGGGACGTGGGGCCGACCGTCAGCGCGGCGTCCAGCGCAGCTTCAGAGGTGGCCGCGGCTGCGAAGAGGGCGGCAACCTCGGCCGCGGTCAGGCGCTCGGACGGCACGTCGCGGTCGGTGGCGCTGTGCCAGCCGGCGCCGCTGCCGGGGTCCTGCCCCCAAGCGAGGCCGTAGAGCGCGGCGCCGATGACGACGCTGACGACGCGGGGAGGTTCGATGTCGACGTCGGGGCGGCCCATCAGACGGCCGCCGCGTCGAGCGCGTCGAAGTCGGTGTCGGCGTGGATGAACGTGGCGTCGCCCAGGTGGGCCCGGATGCGGTCGAGCACGCCTTCGATGGCGCCCGCTTCGCCTCCGAACTCGACGCCGTGCGCGGCATTGTCGGGCTCGTCAACGATGATGGCGGCGACGTAGGCCTTGCAGGCCCCGGCCTCCTCAATGTGGTCAGCAAGGGCGCGCAACATGCGCGCGGCTTCGATGTGCAGGGGCTCGGTCTCGAATGGCATCAGGGCTCCTTCAGCGGCCGGGCCGCGGAAAACACCGCGCGGCGGCAGCGTCGCGACGACCACGATGCACGCGGTCGCCACGCCGCCGGCCCAGCCGAGGGCGAGCACGGCGATGGTGTCGATGGCGCTCATGCCTGCCCCCGCGGCCCGACCGGGCGCAGCGTCTGCCCCTCCGGCTCGGGCCGGGGCTCGGGCTCCGCGCACACCCCGTCGAGCAGCAGGACCAGCGCCGCCGCGGTCGCCCGGGGCAGCCGCAGGCGCGTCAGCAGCCGGCTCTCGGTGGGCGCGGGGGCGATGTGCAGGGGCGCGACAGCGGGGGCGGCGGGCTGGACGGCGAGCATGGAGGCTCCGGCCCGGTGCGCCGGGCACGGGGTGGAGGTGGTCAGTCGTCGGCGGCGGCCCGCAGCGTGTCGCGGACGTGGGCGAGGGCCTGCCGGGTGAGGGCGAGCTGCAGCCGGGTCTCGACAGCCTCGCGCTCGACGGTCGCGAGGCGGCCCTCGATGCCGGCACGGTAGGCGGCGCGGGTGGCGTCGTCGGCGGCCAGCCGGCGCTCGACCAGCCCCGCGGCCCAGCGGGCGGCGGCGACGACGGCGCCGACCACGGCGAGCAGCGCGCCGGCCCACCACGGCGAGCCGGGCGGGAGGGTGGCGGCGATGGGGTCGGTGGCGACGGCTGCGGCAGGGGCGAGGTCAGGCGCCTGCGCCCAGGCGGCGGCTGCGCAGACGAGGCAGGCTGCGATGTGGACAGCCATGGCACCGGCGGCGAGGCGGAGGTGAGGGGCGAGGCGTGGCATCGCCGCCAGCGTAGCACGCGGGTGCGGCGCCGGGATGGGCTCAGACACCCCGGACCTCCCAATGCGCCCCGTCCGGCGGGCCGTCCCAGTCGCCGCCCCAGTGCAGGGTCGCGCCGCCGGTCAGGCCCTCGGCCTGCATCAGCGCCCACTCCGCACGGATCACCGGGGCGCAGGCGCGGATCGGGCCCCAGTCGGCGGGGGATGCGGCGCCGTTGATGAAGGGGACCACGTCGACGGCTTCGGCAGGGACGGCGTTGTGCTTCGACCGGCCCGGCTTGACCCACGTTACCGGCTTCTCGCCGGGGATGCCGCGGCGGCCCTTCTGGTACAACTCGGCCTGCTCAGCGTTGGTCCGGTGGCCATAGACCACGGTCAGATCGTGGGGCAGGTCCGGCCGCCGGATCACGCGCTGGAACAGGGCCACGATCAGGGGGTGGCAGGTCAGCAGGCGCGCGGTCGATGTGCCGCCGAAGCTGTAGGGTCTGGGCATGGTCAACTCCTATCGGTGTGGCGGTTTGCCCTCGGACTGCAGGCGGCACGTCAGATCGAACGCGCACCCCAGCAGTGCCACCCAGCGGTCACCGGCCCAGACGGTGGTAGCGGCGCCGTCGGCGGTGATGCCTGCGATGGCGACCGCCTGCAGCTCACCGGTGCGGGCTCGCGCAAGGGCTGACTCCAGCACGTTGATCACGTCGGCGGCCGGTTCGGGGGTGAGGGCGCGCAGCTTGACGGGCGGCGTCATCGGCGAACCCCATCCCGCATCAAGGCGTTGAGAAGCTCGACAGCGTCCCGCACCCGCCCCTCGCCCGCCCGCGCAGCCACGAGGTAGGTCACGAGGTCGGCGGCCTCTTGCACCGCCTCGACGGGCGCGGGCTCCCACCCGATCGCCAGCGGCGCGCCGTAGAGGGCTTCACCGTGTGCCAGCCGGGCGAGGCAGACCGCGCGCGCGTCGGCGCTCAGGTGCGCCGGCAGGTGGTCCCGCACGGGTGCGCCGGGGGTGCTGGGGCCGCAGTCGCGCAGCGCGAGGGCGGCGATGGGGTCGGGAGTGGTCACGGGGCGCCGATGCCGCTGGCGACGATGGCGTCGGCGATCACGTCGGCGATGGCGGCTTTGGCGGCGGCGACGGTCGCGGGGTCGGTGCTGTAGAGCGCCGGGCAGTGCTCATCGACGAGGCTCTCAAAGGCAGGGCGCACGCGCTCGCCGGCTTCATCGGCGAGGGTGACGGCGCGCAGGTTGCTGATCTGCATGGGCTACCTCAGGGGACGCGGGAGGTGGTGCGCTCGAAGATCTGGATGCGCTCGATTGCGGTTGAGCACGCGCCGCCGGATGCCGCGCCGTTCCAACTGTAGAGCTGGACGTAGATGGTCGACCCGCTAAAGAGCGGCGCTTCCAAGCCTGCGTTCGGCCCGCTGCTATCCCCTCCGATGTCGGCGAGGTAGGTTGCCGATCCGCTGTCAGGGTTGCGCGTGCCGCCGGTCGCAAACAACGTCCGGGCCTTGCCCACGACGCGCACGTCGGTCTGAACCAGCGTGGTTCCGTCGCGCCAGCCGGTGGGAACGGACGCGGCAACATCGGCCACCGACAAGCCTTTGCGGCTTTGGAGCTTCACGAGGTTGCCGGCGGTGTTCTGCCACACCGCACCCGAGAACTCGGCGTTGGCCTCGCTGCCGCCGACGATCGTGACGCCGGTCAGGGCGCGCTGGCCGGTGCCCGTGGCCATATTGACGCGCCAGCGCACCAAGACGAGCACGTCATCGGTGCTGCCGACGCTCGGGCTGACGGGGATCGCGGCGCGCAGGCGGTAGGCGGTCGAGGCTACCGCACCGGGGACGTCGGCGATCAGGCCGCGGGTGGCGTCGACGCCTGCCGTGCCGGTGGTGATCGTGCCGACGCTCATCGTGGCGTTGACGGTGACGGTCGAGGCGTTGGCGAGGGTGACCGTCTTGTCGCCGGTCGTCGTGAAGGTCTGCGCGGTCGCGCCGACAAAATTCACGTCACCGATCTTGGTCCACGCGCCGGGGATGCTGCTGCTGGCCTCCACCGAGGCGTAGTACGGCAGGCTTGGCACCGCCTGACTGTCAGCGGTCCGGGTGACGGTCAGCGTGCAGATGATCCCCTGCCCATCGGTGACAGGCAGGACCCACGGCCCGAGGCCGCTGCCCGACGACGGGGTGACAGGGTCGCCGGTGGTGACGTCGGTCGCGGTGAGGGTGTAGGTGATGCCCGAGGCCGGGGCGGTCGGGTGCGTCCACGTCAGGGATACCGACGTGGTGCCGACGGGCTCGGGCGGGCCCTGTGTGGGCGGGGTGGGGGCGGTGAGGGGGTCTGCCCCGCCGCCCCACGCCTCGGGGTCGACGATGATCAGGCCCGGCATCAGCCGGCCCTCGACAGCAGCAGGTCCACCGACCCGCCGGCGGCGCCGCTGACGTAGATGGAGCCGCCGCCGGGGGCGAGGCTGAGCCCGACGGCGGCGCCCGCACCCACACGGAAGGCCGACGCCGACTGCGCGGCGTCGTCGGTGCCGGCGTCAGCCACGGCACAGTCGGCGGCGGCGCCCGAGCTGTCGCGGCCGCTGACGACGACGGAGCGGGCCCAGCTGGGCAGGATGATCTGCCGCACGTTGCCGGCGGAGGCGGGGAGGCTGGCCCGGCGCGTGCGCCAGCCCGAGCCCCTGGTGACGGCGGAGAGGTCGGTCGCGGCCATGTGGGCCTCCTGGGGTCGAGGTCAGGGTGGCGATCAGGCCTTCGACGCGCGAAACGCCAGGATCTTGATCTTGTGCGTGTTGGTGGGCGCGCTCGCAAAGACCAGGCGGTCGACGCCCCCAGTGCCGGCGCCGGCCGAGACGCTCCACGCGCTGTTGTCCGCGGGGATGCCGTTGACGAAGACGACGGTCTGCGCGGTGTTGGCGCTCGGGAGGTCGTAGTTGACCGTGGTCCCATCAGCGGTGTACTCGGTCCACTCGGTGGCAGTCGCGCGGATCGCGGACGGGGCGATGGAGCGCGACACGAGCAGCCAGCCCGCGGGCCCACTGTCGCTCCAGACGTAGGTCCGGGCCTCGCCGGGGAGCAGGGTCACGTCGCTGGTCGTGAGCGTCAGCGCCGCGGGGCTGCCGGTGGTCGCACCCTCGCCGAGCTCGAGGCCGGCGTCGGGGCTGCCGACCTTGCACGAGGCCCCCATCGCCTTGACGGTGATGGCGTAGTCGTCGCCCTTCATCTCAGGCAGGTCGAGGGTCACGCCCGCGGCCAGGCGCATGATGAGCCCGCCGCGGCATTCGCGGATGGATGCGGTGCGGTCGGCGGGGACGTTGACAAAGCGCATGGGGACCTCGGGTCGTGGTCGGGTGGGGTCTGCCCGCGGGCCGAGTCGCGGGTCTGGACGGGGGCGGCCTACTGGTCGGGGTCAGGGTCGCGGACGAGGGGTCGGGTGAGCAGCATCCGGCCCCGGATGCGGTCGCTGGGCTTGTCGCTGCTAACGAGGTGCGCCGCGGCGAGGCGAGCGCGCGCGGCGAGGAGGAGGGCCTGGGACTCTGGGGAGAGACGGTACACGGCCTCGGGGTCGCCGACGGCCTGCCAGCCCTCGACGATCAGCTCGCCGAGGGCGTCGGAGGGACCAAGTCACCGACGGGGGTGGTGAGCGCGGAGCCGGTGCGCAGGCTGGTGAAGGCGCGGGCGACCTCGCCAGGGTCGAGGTCGCGGCCGGCCTCCGCCTCCGCCTCCAGCCACGCGCGCGCCTCGGCGATGTGCGCGTCGAGCCGGGCCGGGGTCAGCGGCTGGGGCAGACCCCCCTCCCGCGCCGCGCGCACCGCGAGGGCGGACACGGCGAGGGGGTGGGCGTCGGCGGCGGCGCCGAGGATGTCGACGCCGAGGAGGCCGATGCGGTAGCGGGTGGGGCTGCCGGTGGTCGGCGCGGTGTCGGTGGTGGTCATGGTGTCAGCTCCTGGGGTTGGCGGGGGTCAGGATCAGGTCGCGGCGGTCAGCTGCCACTTGCGGGCGGTGGTGCTGCGCAGGACCACATTGAAGAGCGAGGGGCTGCCCTCGACGAGGTTCTTGCTCACCAAGAGGCAGTCCTCCAGCACGTAGATCGCTTTGCCGGAGCCGGTGCCGTGCGGGTAGTACACGGCGTCGAGCGTGGCCCGCGCGTCGGTCCGGGTGGTGGTCGAGGTCCACGACGCGGTGACGACGGACGCGGCGCTGGTGTCGGCCGTGTCCTCCATCCAGCGCAGGATGCAATCCGGCGCAGTCACAACGTCGGTCAACTCCTTGACGTAGAAGCTGAAGCTAATCTCGGCGAGGCCCGACGACTCCTCGATCACGCCCTCGCCGCTGGCGATGGGGCGCCCGCGGTCGAGCACCTCGGCGAAGCTGACCTCGCCGGGCGTGTACTCGACATCGCCCTCCATCGGGCTGATCGTGATGGTCTTGGGGCTGCCCGTGCCGTCGCGGAGGACGAGGACAGCGGATCGATTGGTGGCGACGGGCGAGGTCATGGCAGACTCCAGAGGCGAGGGGTCGGGTCAGGTGGTGGCCGCTGACCCCGCCGCAGCGTACCACCGCGCGGTCACGACTGCGGCACCGCCAGCATAGCCCAGGCGCTGGATCTGCGCAGGCTGCCCGGCGAGGCCGAGGTCGGCGTCGGTGATCGCGATGACGTCGCCGGGCAGGACGCGGCAGTCGTCGGCGTCGAGAGAGAGGACCACGTCGAAGGCGGGGCGGCAGGTCCGGTCGATGACGTCGAGCGCGATGGCGAGCGCCGTCGCGGGGTCGCTGGTGATCGGCACCTCGATCTCGGCGCTGCGCTGCCCGTGGGCCTGCCACGCGCGCTCCGCCCAGTAGCTGGGCAGCACGTCGGGCCCGTCGTAGGGCAGGCGCCGGCCGCTGACCGTGAGCCGCCGGCGGCACTGGCCCGCGCGCGCGTCCAGCGCATAGGACACCGTCAGGCGCGTGATGGGGTCGAGGGCCTGCCCCACGGCCGCGCCCTCGCGCGCGCAGTCGACCCCGACCGTCAGGTGCTGCGCGGCGTGCTCGGGTGCCGGGGCCCGCAGCCGGGGCCAGAGGTAGAGCCCGGCCGGGCCCACGGCGACGGCGACGGGCAGGTGCGGCAGGACCTGTCCGCGGAGCCAGTCCCAGGCGCCGACCTGGCTGTAGACCGCGGTGTCGATCTGGTAGGCGGCGAGGCTCGACAGGCGCGGCAGCTGCCGGCGGTCGATCCGAAGGGTGCTGCGGTCGAGTGCCAGGCGGATGACGTGGTCGGCGCGGCGCAGCTCGCCGGTGCCGTAGGGGTCGACGATGCCGCCGCCGGTGACCAGCGCGATCCACGTCTCCGCGCCCTCGGGCGGGATGTCCAGCACGGAGCCGGGGCTGATCACGCTGACGAGCCGGCCCTCGGCGTCGTGGGCAACCTCGACGGCGCAATCCTCCGCGGTCGGCGCGTCGTTTTGGTCGACGGAGAAGCGCCGCACCGTCGTCGCGGTGATCCGCCCCACAGCCACGACCTGCCGGCAGTCCCCCACCGACGGCGCGGCCGACCGCTCGACGGTCAGCGCGGGGGAGCACGGGGCGTCGGTCTCAATCAGGCCCGCACCCGTGACGCGGTAGGGGATGCCCTGCCCTGGCCGGCCGAGGATCAGCGGGTAGGGCGCGGCCTCGACTGCGGGGTCTGCCGCGCCGGTGCCGACGAAGGCGCCCTCGCCGTCAGCGATGCGCTGCGCGTCGGTGCGCGGCCAGGTCTCGGGGCGCACGGTGGCACCCTGTTCGAGCAGCAGGCCAGCATCGTCCAGCGGGTCGTCAACGATGCTGGCGGACCACGACAGGCCGTCGGTTGCGACCTCGTCCAGCCGCCCGGCCGCGAGCAGGGTGCGGTCGCTGAGGCTGACCACGCCGTCAGAATCGGGCGCCGCGCGGTGGAGCTCGGCGCGGCCGGTGGTGTCCCAGCGCAGCCGACCTGCGGAGGGAGACACAGCGTCGACAGGGACGGCGACACGCACGCTGCGGGCGGCGAGGCTGTCGTCGACCGCGAGCAGCTCGTCGGTGTCGCCGTCGACCGCGAGGCCGGGCAGGGCCTGCCACGCGGCGGTGACCAGGTGCGCGACCGTCAGCGGGGTGCCGTCGGTCAGCGCGAGGCGGCCCTCGGTGGTGTCGGCGAGGAGGATGAGGGCGGGGGTCATCGGCGGGCCACTCGTGCCATCGTCAGCAGCAGGTCGGCGAAGGGGGGCGGGGTCTGTCGGCGGCGCGGGTCGCGGCTTGACATCAGCTCGATGCGACCGGCGGCGCCGGACGGGCCCCAGCGCAGCGACGGGGGCGCGCTGTCGCCCACGTAGTAGAGCAGGGTCGGCTTGGGCGCGATGTGGCCATAGGCGCCCTGCTCCACCTGGCAGGCCCAGCCCGGGCGGTAGAGCGTGCGCGCCCAGCCGGCCGCGGGCGCCGGGGGCAGCCCGAAGGCGGGCCACGCGGCCGACCCCACGGGGTGCTCCAGCACGCCGCCCCACCGCTCGACGGCGGCGAGGGCAGCGGCGAAACAACCGCCGTCCTCGCCGATTCTGGGGCGGCCGGGGACAGCGGCCCAGATGTGGGCGAGGCGGCTCCACCGCTCGCACGGTGGGTGCGCCACCACAGGCAGCGGGCCCGCGTAGAGCCGGGCGTCGCGCTCCACGTCCCAGAGGTCGACGTCGGGGCGGTCGTAGATGCCGCCGCGGTCGACGTAGAGGGCGGCGACGGTGTGCTGCATCAGACCTCCTCCTCAAGCTCAACGCTGGACACCCTCAGCAGCTCGACGCCCAGCTCCTGCCCCAGCACCTGCTCCACCTGCGGCGCCCCGCGCAGCGTCACGAGCGCGCAGGCGTCGCGCCCCAGGCACAGGATCGTCTCGGCGCTACCAGCCCCCCGCGTGTGCGCGACGCGGGGCAGGTAGGCGATCTGGCCCAGGCCCGCGCCGTAGAGGTCGGTCAGCGCGTCGATGGCGGACACGTCACCGGCGACCACCTGCCCCACGCCGCCGGCCGCGGTGTAGCTGGGCTGGGTCTGCCCGCGCCTGCTGATCACGCCCTCGACCCACGCGACGCTCCACCGCCGGCGCGTGCGGGCGAGGCGGCGCGCGCGGGTGAGGCCGGGCACCTCGTAGGTGTCGGCCTGAACCTCGCGCGTCTCGACGCGACCCCAGCTGGGCTGCTGCCCGAGCACGTGCGCGGTGCCGATGACGGCGCGGCCGATGCGAAAGGTTCCGCTGACGGTGTTCTGGCTCGGGATGTACAGGGCCCAGCGCGAGTAGCCGGTCACGTGCCCGAGGCGCACGGCCGCGCCCTGCGTGAGCAGGATCGTCGCCGTGCCCGAGGTCGGCTCCGCGCCCGTCACACCGGACAGGCGCAGGGTCGCGGGGGCAGACCCTGTGCCCCACACGCCCCCGGTCGCGCTGGCGATGGCGCGGCGGTACGTGCCGTCGAGTAGGACGCTGGCGCCGGCGAGGTCCTGCGCGCGCAGCAGGGGCCGGGCTGTGCCGCCGCTCGCAGGCCGCACGGTGTCGCCGCTGCGGGTGTAGGCGCAGCCGGTGAGCCCGAGGTCCAGCGCGGCCACGTCGACCCAGGCGGACCCGTCCCAGCCCTGCAGCGTGGCCGTGCGGATGTTGGCGTCGAAGACCGCGACCGCGACCGCGTGCCCGCCCGGGTGGTGGGCCTGCCCCGCGGCGGGCTCCCAGACCAGCCGCTGCGCCGTGGTGTCGGCGCTCTCCCACCGCTCGGCCACGGCGCGGGTGACGACATGCTCGGCGGCGCGGGTGTCGTCGACCGTGATCAGCCACGACTCGCCGCGCAGGCCCGGGCCCGCGGTGCCGTGCACTGTCAGGCCCTCAAGCAGCGGCAGCCGCGCGTCTGGACCCGGGAGCAGCGCGCCGGGCAGGGACTGCCACGCGCGCGACAGGAGCTGCCCGCTCGCGACGCTGTCCGTCTGCGCGGTCAGCGTGCCGTAGCCGGCGTTTTCGCAGTAGCTGACCCGGTGCCACGTCGAGCGATGACTGCCGGTGATGCCTGTGCCGTGGCCCCAAGCGGCGCGGCTGGTCGCGGGGCTGCCCGAGATGCCGACCGTGCCCGAGGCCACGAGGTGCCACGTGGTCAGGTCGTGGCGACGGACGTGGAGGCTGGCCCGGGTGCCCTGCGCGGCGAGACGGACGTGCCAGCGGTGGCCGCCGCTGGTGCTCATGTTGTGGTCGCTGCCGATCTGCGCGCCGGCGACGCTGTCCCAGAGGCGGATGTGGCTCGCGTCCATCCGAGCCTCGACGCCGCAGGTCTGCAGGACGAGGCGGATGTGGACGGCCTGCAGACTGAGGTCGCCGACGATGTCGGACACCTCGGCGTGGAAGACGGCGCCAGACGAGAGGGTTGCGGTCGCGAAGTTGCGGACGTGCTGGCTGGTCGTCCCGGCGGGCAGCGCGAGGCCGGGCGTGCCGATCGTCGCGAGCGTGCCCGTGGTGCCGGTTAGCGTCCAGCCGAGCGTCTGCGGGTGGTCCCACGGCAGCCAGTCGACGCCCCAGCCGCGGAGCTCGACGGGGTAGCCGCCCGCAACCCTGGGCTGGCACAACATCTGCCAGCCGGCCGACTCCCACAGCAGCAGCTGCTGGGGGCTCCACGCGGTGAGGGTGGTGTCGGTGGCGGCCCAGACCACCACGTCGCGCACGGGGCACGCGAGGCAGCGGTCGGGCAGGCCCACAGGGTCGGCGTAGGGGTGGGTCGTGGTCGCGGCCCAGGTCGCACCCCCGTCGCGCGAGAGGACGAGGCGGATGGCGTCGTCGGCGGTGCTCGGCGCGGCGAGGTAGAGCAGGCCCGTCGAGGCCGCCCAGCCGGTGACCCACTCGGGGACGGCGCCGGCGCTGCCCGTGGCGAGGATCGTGACCACGTCGGCGTCGCGGAGCGGCAGGTGGGGGCTGCCGATGGTGCGGGTCACGAGCGCGTCGCCGGCCGACGTCTGGCTGCAGGCCACGACGAAACCGCCGGCCGGGCGGGCGAGGATCACCGGGTGCCGGGGCTCGGGCCCGGCTGGGGTGTCGCCGTCGCCCCACCACTCGACGAGGGTGTAGGACGTGCCGAGGTCGGTGCTGGCGTACTGCGCCCAGCCCGCCACCTGCGCGTTGACTTCGCCGTAGTTGACGGTCATCACGACGAGCACGGCGTCGCGGACGGGGTCGTAGCCGACCGCCAGACCGTCGGGGGCGTAGGTCGTGGCGATCGGCGTGTCGACGGCCGACAGGCTGGCGCTGCGCCAGGTGAGGCCGTGGTCGTCAGACCAGTAGCTGGCGAGGGTCAGGTCGGCGGAGACGGTGCGGACGGCGGTCACGATCAGCAGCCGGCCCGAGCGCAGGCGGCAGACCCCGACGACTGGCTGCACCGCGAAGCCTGCGCCGTCGGCGGTCATGTCGAGGGTCGGGTCGACGACCGTGACGGCGCTGGCGGCCCAGGTGTGGGTCGTGGGGTTGTAGCGGCGGGCGTAGACGGCGGAGGAGTCGGCCCACACGAAGACGGCGTATCCGTCGAGGGTGTCGACGGCGGCGGCGTTGTGGTCCTTGTCGATGCCCTTGCTTAGCACCGACGCGCTGACGGCCTCGACCACCTGTGGCTGGCTGGCCCCGTACCAGACAGGCGACCCCTCGACCATCATCATCGCGGCCACATCGCACCCCTCGCCCGGCATCCCGGCGCGGGTGACGACGACGCCCTGGGTCGTGGCCTGGCTGCCGCCGGTGACGACGCGCAGGTCTGGGGAGCGGGTGCCCAGCGTGGGGCTTGTGCCGGTGTTGGTGGGCTGGAAGACAGCGGGCCCGGGGATCGGGCTGGCGGTGGTGTAGGTGCTGTCCGAGGCCCCGCCCAGCACACCGATCAGCGTCGAGGGCGTGATCAGTGGATCGGGCTCGATCAGGACCGTCAGCGCGTTTTGGGCAAGCTCGGCCATCACATCCCCCAAACTACGGACACGCCCGAGTAGGGGGACCGCCGGCCGGTCGTATCCCGGCCGAGCCCCTGCCGGCGCTGCTCACGGCTGACCGCGCGCGAGATGCCGAGCCGGACCGGGCCGTCGCGCACATCCAGGGTCACAACGACGGGGGCGGCCTGGGTGGTGCCCCCAAGTTGCGCCTGTAGGCCCTCGCGGCTGCGGGCGGCCACGACGTAGTCGCCCGAGCTGACGCGCGCGCCGCCGGGGCCGACGCGGGTGGGGCCCGGGGTGTCGCCGAAGGTGCGCGTATCGGCCCGGCCGCCGGTGCTGATCTCGCGGAAGATGTCGCCGACGACCTGCCGTATGCGGCCGGCCGCCGCGACGAAGCCGCCGGCGATGCCGCGCGCGAGGCTGACGGCGATCTGAGGGGCTGCCGCGAGAAGCTGGATCGGCAGCTGGATCGCCAGCGCGGTCGCGAGGTCGATCGCGATCTGGGGCGACGCCTCGGCCAGCGCGACGACGAGGTCAGGGATCGCGCCGATGATGCCGTCGATGAGGGCTGGGGCCGACTTGACCAGGCCGTCAACCACGCCGGGAAGCGCGTCGACGATGCCTTGGACCATGTCGGCGGCGCCCTCGATCAGGCCCGTGACGAAGGCCTCGGGCCGGGCGGCCTGCAGCTCCTGCTTGGCGGTGGCGAGGGCGGCGCGGGCCGCGGCGATGGCCTCGGCGTCGCCGCTGGCAACGGCCTCGCGCAGGCCGGCGCGGGCCTCGGCGACGCTGGCCAGCGCGTCGCGCTCGGCGGTCACAGCGTCGGCGGCGAGGGTGACCAGGCCCTCGGCGCTGGTGAGGCTCTTCAGGTCCACGCCTGCGGCCTGAGTCAGGGACTGCCCCAGCCCCCGCGCAGCTGCTCCCGCGGCGCGCAGGGGGCTGAGCAGGCCAGCTTTGATGGCGTCGGTGGTGTCGGCC